TTCGGGTTCAGGTACTGTAAAAGTCTGAGAGGATAAAACCTTATCACTATCATCTCTTCCGATCGTAAAACCGAAAAGTTTGATTGCCATAATTTATTTTCTATTTAAGGTTAACCAGTTGACGATGCCTTTTCATCTGACGCCAATATTGGTCCTACGGCATCGCCTGTTGCTTCTGGGATATCAAAGTATGAATACGCAAAAGTAACTGCAAATTCCTCGATAGCATCTGCCTGATCATAACCCAAGTCGATTGCCGCAGCAATTGTTGGGAATGCGTAATGGAACTGATATGTTCTCAGGGTAGTGTTATCTTTGGAGAGTTGAGATACTTTGATCGTACAGGAAGAAGCACTTGTTCCTTCCTTACCGATTCTTACCTTGTTACCAAAAGCACTCTGGAATTTTCCAATGCTGTGCATCCACTTTTCAATATTATGACGTATCTTAAAGTTTTCGTCATTATAGAAAGTTAGCGACAGATCCTCATATGTCCTTGTACCAGGCAGTTTGATCTGCCTGCCAAGAAAGTTAACGGGTATCTGTCCTAAGTTGGATGCCGGCAACTGCGCATTTTTACATAAGATCCCTGCCTCTTCACCAAGAGTGACGTCAGGTACTTCAAGACCATCAAACTGTACGTGATACAGTGAAGGTCGAGCACCTGCGGCAGTAAAGTTCGTAACGAACTGGTCGATTTTATATACGTTTTGTGGCATTTACATCCTTCCTTACACTGCGCCGATTGCTTCTTCGAAACTTACGCCAGAGCGAACTGCAACAAAGGAGAGTCGGATGAAGTTAATAGATTTAGTCGGTTTCACGAAAATATCGGCAACGAACTTATTGCTATCTATTATATCGTCAGTGTTATTTGTCTCATCACAGACAACTGCAAAGTCAGTTAAACCCTGACCTGCCTGAATACCTTGTAAGAAACCTTCAGTCTGAGATGCAAACTGGCTTCTGGTAAAGTCTGTGTTAAACTGGAAGAGTACACTTCTCGCCGATTCTGATACGACCTTCTGCATATAGATGAAGAGTCTTCGTACGTTGATTCGGTCGAAAGCACTGGGTTTTGGTGATAAAGTTTTGTCACCAAAGAGCATTATACCCTGACCAGGGAAAGAAACAACACTATTGTAACCTATCCTATATAGTTCGTCTCTCTGTGCCTGTACAGGATTGAAAGCCAACTTGATTGGGCTATTCAATATACCTCTCTGTAAACCTGCAGGAGAGAACCATGTGTCTGCTTCCTGATCAGTTCTTGCACAGAGACCTGCAACATCGCCGTTAAGTGGAATCCAACGATAAGTATCATTGTACTTGTCGTATTGATATCCCCATCCAGTATCTAGGATTGCGTAAGTTGAAGATTTAATAGAGTTTCGAAATGTTTTCAGATTCACTACCTCTGATCCAGGTACGAGTACAACATCGGAGAACTCAGGTGAGACAAGAGCAACTGCATCTTTTCTCTTCTCTGCGATATTAATAACGTAGTTGGCCAATGCAGGTCCGTCACCATCAGGTGCTGCACCCATCATTAAAAGACTTACTTCGATTGTGTTAGGATCGTTAAAGAGATCCCATCCAAGTTGTAAGTCGCCTACACCTACGTTAGTTCCGTCTGCTCCACCTGCCATCTCATAGTAAGATGTACCCTGTACGAGATCGAAAGCATTATCTTCTGCTTTGTCTCCCCAGTTGGTTGGTCCAGTTTGGTGTTTTACGAATCTGACATACTTTGAAGTATTGTTGACACGATTTTTGTAGTAAATGGTTGCACCTTCAGGTGATTTTGCGTTCTTGGCAACTGACAAACTGTCATAAGTTTCCAAGACTTCGTCTTCAATACCTGTCCAGCGACCACGATAATCGTATACAACTACGTGTACTTCATCGTTTACTGAGTTAGAAGTTACGGCAAACTCACTGGTTCCTGGTGCTCTGTCGAAATTCAGTGCGAATCTCCAACGTGCATCCATCGAAGTTCCACCAGCAACTGCTGAAGGAGAAATCGGACCATTGAGTTCTATGCTTGTATCGTTTGTGACTGCGATTACCTCTGCGGTATTTGTGCCAATGATAATTGTATCACCGACAAAAATTTCGTTGGTAAAGTTCGAGGAATCCCCTGAAACTGTATTTGAGTTAGCAGTCATTGAGATAGTACCAGATACGGTCTTCTCAAAATTAGTTCTTGCTTTTCTGACTCCAAGTACCCCACTTTGATCGGCAGGTGCATACTTGAGTACAGCATTTGTTGCGTCAGTTACTGATGCAATCACGTAGTCTACACTATTCAGTGTGATTACGTCTCCTGCTTCCAGTTCAGTATCGAAAGCAGTTCCGGTGCCTACCATTGCTGTACCAGTGACAGATATAGTACCAACCATATCTATAGCAGGTTTGTCAGCAGGGCAGATTGAAATGCCTAAGCTATTCCCCAAGTCTCCTGGGAAACGTCCAATCCAAAAACGATTGGCTGTGGCATCAGCAGCACCACCTTGATCTGGGTCCATTGAGACGTATGCTACGTCGTTCTTTACAAGTTTACCCACACCATCAGTAGTGGCATTCAATGCAGTATCGTCGTCTGTAACACGACATACTCTTAAATTATTACTATACGACAGGAAATTTGCTGCGGTATAGTAGTGGACGAAGTTATCGTCGTTAGGTTTGTTAAATGTATCTCGAAGAACTACCTCGGATGAGACTAAAACTCTCTCATCAACTGGCCCCCAAGTAAACTGTCCTACACATGCCCCGATTGAGGTAGATACGACAGGAGTCCCCGTGGTAAGATCGATCTCTCGTACATTAACACCTGGTGAAATTGGAAATGACATCTTACTCCTAGTAATGTAACGTCAGCAGAAGTATTGCACATTTATTTAGGGTTGGACAACTTTACAGCCAGTCGGTCCCTCGGTTTTCCATCCAGTCATCACTACCCTCTCGGGCGACGTGAGTAGTCTCGGAAGGAATGTCCATAAGTCCATCATCTATGAAACCAAAGGGAGTTAACTCGTCCCACGTTTCCTCTTCTACATCGTTTAAAAGATTTTCTCTAAGATTAACGTCAGTCAACTCAGCAAAATATCTCTGAGCAACCAACCATGCAAATGATACACAACACATGACAAGGTCATCATGACATCCTGGAGTTGCCTCCCATGATTGACCTTTCTGTGCGAAAGAATAAAACTCAGTTATAAGATTTACATCCCTTAATACTATCTTTTCCTGCTCGACAAGATTTTTAACAGTCATACACCCAATGTTCTTTACTGGACGTGTCATTTTCAGTCCCATCATCGCTGACCTTTTGAATCCACTTGAAATTTGGATTCCATTTCTACCTGCGTTCCAAGTCATGAGAAGATTCTCATATCCTAGATCGTGGCGTAGAATGTCACCGACTTGAGCACCTGATCCATCTATTTCTACAAGAGTGTATGCATTGTTGTACTGTCTGACTAGTTGATGAATTATATTAGGAAATACAAGTGGCGTAATCGTATTGTCTCTATAGATTGCCGCAACTGTGTATGGTATCTGAGTTATGTTGTAAATTATAAATGCTGAATAGTCTTTACCTTTGCCTAAAGCAACATCCACTGTGCAGGCATACAAATAATTTGTGCTGGGTTCCTCATAAATGGTCAAACCATGTTTCTGTATATGAGGTTTCTCCCAACGGAGTGCCTGTAAAACATTTGGGTCGATCAGTGTCTGGTCTGAACCGATAAACTCGGTCTCAAACTCCTGGCGAAACTGTTCGACTGAGGTATTTCTAATGGTCTTTTCTTTCCAATCTTCATCTCTACATGGAACCTCAGACCAGTGTACTTCGATCGGTACAAATTCGGATCGTCCATCGATTGCTTCCTTCCACATTTTATAATAGTGGTTCATCCCGTAAGGAGTCTAGACAATCATTAATTTTGTATTTTGACCTGTTGAAATTGTAGGGAAATCTGAACGGAAAAAGTCCTCTGCTAAGTTGTTCTCCACGAATGCAAACTCATCGAGAAATACCAGATTAAAAGAACTACCTCGAATGGCAGAGGAACTAGTAGC